AATGCTTCCTAATAATTGACTACCCTTAACACCATCACCAGCAACGTTAAAATATTCTCTTTCTCTGCCTCTAACACCTTGGCTGTATCTGCTTCTACGAGCAGCTTGTTTATTCAAGGATCCCATTCGGAACTCTCTTGTTGGTGGTTGGCTTATGGAACTTGGGGCTGTAGGTACAGGGGTTATGGATGCCTCCATGGGAGAGATCCCTGAGTGGGAAGAAAATAACCCAGTCCAACAAATGATGGTAGGTGCCCCGGGTGCAATCATTAGCCAAGTCGCATACCAAACAGGAGTAACTCCTAGTACAGGTGCCTATGGTGATGTCGATGAATTGCTCAACGCCCTCTCTCCTGAGGATCAGCAAGAATTGATCCGGAGTACTGCTGCTGCTCTTGGTCAAGACTCAACTGAGTTCGGTACTCTTGAGCAGATGGCCCAGTACACTTCGGGTGTTGCAATTGCCAACCAGTTTCTCTATAACCCGGTCATAGGTCACCTTCTTGAGGGCAAAACACAACCGGGAACTTTTGATGACATGGGAGAACACTACCAAGACCTGTCTGAGGAGTTCCCAGATCGAGTAGAGATTGGATCGGACTCATGGTATACCGGGGGCCAGTCTTCACGGATGGCTCAAGTCCTTGTTGACCAGTTGAAGGGGAATGCACTCCCCGAATATATGACCGAAGAACAAAGAAACCACGCGATGAAGACCGTGGATGCTATGTACTTGGGGTACTTGCAACATGTTTCGGATCCGTATCTGGGTCGCCCCGACAAAAAGAACGAAGCATCCGCTGCCTACGAGAAGTACCGAGGCGAATTCGCTCGTCGGTTCTTCTACGGGGAGCACGCACACATTGGTCGTTTGGTTGCTGCAACCCTTTCTGCCCAACTCCAAGAAGTTTCAGAACTTTATGGTGGAGAAGATCGTGGGCTTTCCTCTATCGTTGAGGATAGTCCTCTATACGGGGAACTAACTTGGGACGAACAACGTAAGTTGCGTAAACAAGTTAACCAATCTGACACGCTTGTGTCTGCCCACTACAAGCAGATGGCTAATCTTGCGGCGGACCATGTTCACACAGCCCGCAGCCACGAGTTGGCACGCTTGAGTATGATGGCTGCTGAAACCCAGCACATCACTGGTACCTACACACGTTGGCAACTTGCTCCCACAGCCCAAGACGCTAAGGGCCTTCTATTCGAAACCATCGAGGGGATCAAGCAAACTGCAGGGGATGTTCAATCCAAGCGGTTCGGAGCGGAAGATCAAGACGAGTTCATGGATCGTCACTTGATTGGTATCCCTTCCGACATCATGGCCGATTACATCTGGAACAAGGCAGCAGGTAAGGCTGGCCTCACCGGAGCCGATTACCCTGCTTTGGATATCGATGACCCAGAGATGATCGCTCGTCTAGAAACCAGTCCGTGGGTTGGAACCCTCATTCGGTTGGCACAAGAACTTGAACCCCGTCGTCGTAGTTATCAGCAGGAACGTCTCCGATCAATCTCTGCCCTTGAGGGTAAGATTGAACGGTCCCAGCAATCACAAGACTTCGATCTGAGATCCATCGACGCACTCATCGAAGGGATGGAAGGACTCAATGAGTAATTGGAAACTACTCTCCAAGGTGGTCGCTGAGATGCATGATCGCATCGGGCTGTCTGTCGTTGACAAGCAAGGACATCCCGTAACCGAGGGCCGTCTCATCAACCTCACCAAGGAAGAAGCAACCTTCACTAAGAGTGGGGGAACTTTGAAGCCGAAGGAAATTCGGAAGTGGCTTTGGACCTACCGTAAGAATCGTTCTTTCTCTAGGGACAATCTTGTTGTATGGTCTTCGTTTCAAGAAACCGAGAACAAAACCTATATGGGCGTTGGGGTTATTGTCCCCGAACAGATCGCCTCTAGATTCCCCGAAGACCGAAAGGTAGAACTCTAATGCCTGCTACTGCTGTTGCTTCCGCAGGACTTCGTGCAGTCCCTTGGCTCCTTCGTCTCCTCTCCAAGGGAGGCAAGGTTGGTAAGTTCATTGGCCGTGAACTTCCTGTTCTTGGCACTCGTGCCAAACATGCCGCCAAGGCTCGTGATCTCCAAAAGTTACTCCGGACTGGCACGTTTGGCACTCCTCGAAACCGGGGACGGTTTGCTGGCCCCCCTTCTCTGACTGTTGGGTCTGGGGAGTCGGCTGTTTCTACCCCCATCGCCAGAGTTATGCGTGATCTTGCGCGTCACCAAACGAAGGGCGCATACGGGATCACAGGTATGCGGGCTCTTGGTGGAGGTACTGTTGGTCTTATGGGCTATGACCTCCTTGGCGGTGGTGGCGGCGGTGCTACAGGTAACCCCGAAGATGACGAGTTCATCCAGATGTTGCTTGAAGAAAACAGCCCCATGCTTGAACAGATGGCCATGATGCAGGGTCCTCCTCAAGGCATGATGCCACCTCCTCCCCCCGGTAGAAGGTTGCCGGGGTGAGTGGACTTGCCCTTAGAGCCCTAAAGGGTGCTGGTAAACTCATCGGTGAGGGTGCTTCTCTTTGGGGCACCGGAGTCAAGATGGGTGAGAAACTTCCCCCACTCACAGGGTTTGGGAGTAGGTTGCCTAGCAGCACGACGTTGGGCGTGACGCTCCCGGCCATGGCGTATGGATTGCCGATGATGTACGAAGGCGGTAAATTTGGTGCGAAGGCTGCGTATGGGGCTGCGACTCGGCCCTCCAGTATTCAGGCGATCCGTAACGCCAACAACGAATTCAAGATGCTCCAGCAACGGGCCGCTGAGATCAAGCGGCAGCAAATGCAATTTGAAGGGGGCATCTCAGAAAACATAGCAAAGATGGCGGCGGGCAACCCGCAGATGTATAATGAAGCCCTATACGGTGCTACACTCCCACAGGGTGCCGTGGTTCTGGGCAACAAAGCCAATCAGAGAACCGACATTCTCGAACGTCTCGCTCTGGAAATGCAGAGCATGAAACCTCAAGCCGCTCCGCAAGGTGGGGCATTTTTCCAAGATCTAGCCTCTCAACCTTTTTAGGAGTTTAAAAAATGGCTGGCGAAACAGTTCTCCCCGTTCAGGAATACCCTGACATCTGTGGCACACTTGTCGTAGTCCCTTTCCATGATGGCAGTGGTAACTTTGCCAACAATCAAGTCATCTTCTACGCCGAGCGAGACACTGTCCTTGATGGTGCCACTGTTCGAATGAACCAAGGTGACGATGATGCGACCTTTACGTTGACTGTTTGTGCTGATGGTACGGCACCCGGTTCAGGTACGGCCTGTTCCAATGCCCTCACCCACGCCACGAGTCTGAACAACAAGGTCAGCACATGGACCATCACCGAGACTGAGAACCTGATCCCTGCTGGATCAGCCCTTTGTGTCAACGTGACTGGTACTAGTACAGCCATCGGTGCTGTGATTACGCTGCGTCTTCGTTCAACCGTACGTTGATCGGGAGGGCTAGATGCCCGAAATCCCGTTCCAACCGTCTAAGTTTCAGGACATCAGTGTCTACGATGTCCCGACGCTGTACTTTACCCAACTCTTTGAGGGAGAACTGGGCGAGGGTATCGTTCGCAATCTCTACAGCAGAGACCGGCTTACCCCCAAAGAACGAACCCTCTACTCCGACTACATCAAGAAGAATGTGAAGGAGCAACTGGGGCTCGACGGGTCCTCCCTAACCGACTGGGCTGCTGATCTCGCAACCAACCCGTGGGTGTGGCTGGCTCTTGCCATCACACCTTCTGCGGGTGCGGGCATGAAGAAGGGTATCTTCCATGTCTCCCAAACAGAAGCCGTAAAGAAGCACGCTCCGTGGCTCCAGCAGATTGGATTGCTCACTGCAAACCAAGGGTTCCGAAATCAACCCGCTCTCCTAGAAGCGTTGTTGGGTATCAAGAACCTCAGAGAAGATCGCATCTCTGGGTTCGCTAAGATCATGACCCCGGCCCGGGAAGCCCTCATCGAAAACCTTAGGGCCAAGGGCCTCAAAGTAACCCACGGCAAGGGTTTGGATAAGCATCTCTATGCAAGGGGGACGCGAGAACGGGAAGTAGTCGAGGAGATCGAAACCGCCCTAACCATTCGACTCCGGGGCATGGATGAGAACTGGTCCTTCACCGCTGAACAAGTTGTTGACGGGGAGTTGGTAAAGCGTGGCATCTACAACGAAGCCATCGCTGGTGTTGCAGAAACAGATGCAATGATTGCCAAGTGGGGTCTGGGTGACATGATTACCGCGAGCCGTCAGGCTCTCGATGACATGTTCATCCACACCATGGGCAACGAATCCTTGATTGCTGCATACGGTGGTAGTGCGTCTGAAGTGATGAAAACAAATCGTCGGACCCACTACGTTATCGACCAGATGGAAAAGGCCGGTAAGACCCAAGACGAGATCAATGACTTCCTTTCCTCTGGTGCGTTCGAAAGCCGTTACGGATTCAAACCCCTAGTCGTACACAACAAGCACGGCCTAGAAAATGTCGATGCCCTGATTGACACCGAAAAGGTCTTCCGTCTATACCGCCCCCGACATGCTTCGGCTGTTGGTACTGATCCTCTCCGCTCCCTCAACGACGAGTACGAATCACACCGCAACGCTGCCGAGGCTTTCTTGGATCACTGGTTTGGTGCCCGTCTCGATACCATCAAGAAGGGGATCACTAACCCCAAGGAACTCATGGATGACTTCGGTGACATCCTTGAGGGACAACTCATCGCCCGCAGGGGGTTTAGAAATGTTGATGGTATCCCCAACGGAGAAGTTCATGCAGAAGGCTTGTACTTCCCCAAGGCCGCTACGGTTCCTGTAGATGAATACGGTAGGGCCGCAGAGAGTTTTGAGGATATCGGTCGTATCGTCCCCACCGATCCTTCTGCCCCCACACTAACATCCCCGGGTTCTGTTGTGCAGAACACTCGTGGTACCAATGTCATGTACAGCGATGACTTCTATGAACTCGTCGCCAACAAGTTTGGGGGAGCCGGGAGAGAGTCCCTCCAAAAACGACGGGAGTGGCTCGCTGAAAATGCTGGGGCCTTCCCCGAGTTGCGGTTGGCTTCCCCCAGTTTCGAACGGCAGATGTCTGTCTACGGAAACCAATCCTCCGCTGCATACGCTTTGTATTCTGGGGGCACCACGATCAAAGACGGGCAGAAGGTCCTTGACCCCAAGGTCTGGCGGCTCATCTCCGATGCTCAGAAGGCCCAACGTGAAGCCGGGGTTCCTACCCAAGAAGTTTCCCCCGGCCATGAGCGGATCATGGAGATGTCTCTCTGGGTAGGGGACGACGGCAAAAAACTATACCGCCCAACCTACACCGATGATGTGTTCGAGGAACTCACCGACCACTTCTCCCGGCCCCTCGGTGGCTTCTCCCTTGCTGACGTTCTTGAACAGTCATACACCCTTCTAGACCCCCACTCAAGGGAGATTGTCCGCCACGTTCTGGTGCCTCGGTCGGTGGGTCGTCGATCCTTGGAGCAGGCTGCCACGGGTACAATGTCTGTCCTCACCAAGAAGATGGCAAACCATCTCTCTAAGGGGGCCTTCGGGGACATGCTCGCTAAGGGCGGAAAGATGGGGAAGAACATGCGGGACTTCCTCTCCGTCTACGGAGACCCCGCCAACCTCTTCATCGGTCGCGGTGCTGTGGGTCGCTCCGCTGCATCGTGGCTCTACGTCTCCCACCTCGGCTTCAATCCCGCCTCTATCCTCCTGAACCTTACCCAACCCTTCCTCACTACCGCCAACATTGTTGGATGGGATAACGTCGCCAAAGGGTATGCGGATGCGTTCAAGGAACTGGGCAAGTATTTCCAACTCCGGATGAAGCGTCATGGGTTCAACATGGTGTTGTCACCCGCAGAGCGTGAAGCCCTCATCCGTGACTCCATGTCTGTTGCCCGCAATCCACGCACAGACCCCTTGGACATTGGCCCAAGTGTTCTCGAAGCAATGGATGCAGGATTGGCTGCTGAAGTTCAGAGGAAGTCCAGTGCTCTCAAGTACGGGCTCATGGATTTCCCGTTGAAGGTGTTCGAGAAGGCGGAGTGGATGAACCGTCTCGTGTCGGCCCACGCCACCAAGCACGCTTACCAAGCAGCGATCAAGCGAGGACAAATCCCACGGGTCGGCTCTAATGGTGTCCCCATTCTCCAAGAACCCACTGAAGCAAACGGTTGGGTCAGCGGTGACATGTGGGGCCAGTACACCCGTGACATGCGTTCGATGGTGCAGGAAACCCAGTTCGGTTCTGGTTTCCTCAACACTCCCCTTACCTTCATGGAAGGATTCGAACGTGCTCGGGGTGGGTTGGGTACTGCATTCCTCGCCAACCCTCTTATGCGACAGTTCATGCAGTTCCCACTCCGATTCTTTACGGGTGCTGTATACACACCCAAGCAGATCGGGTCGGGTGTCCGCCAACTTCGCAACGGGAAAGAGATCAACGGCAACTGGGCTGTCCCTGCCCTGATGGATTTCGGTAGAGCGATGGGGACCTCTGCTGCTGCGTACTACACCATTCGTGACTTCACTGGTGCAGAACCTGACCGTGCCCTCTACGCTGAATCGGTTTCCTCGTTCCCCCAAATGTTCTTTCAGTCCATCGGTATGTCTGAAGGACCCGGGGGCCTCCAAGGTTTCACGCCTCCTGTCATCTCCGTAATGAACGATCTCGGTAACCGCTACCTTCTCCAAGGGGAGAAAGAGGCGTTGGGTACAGGTATCGCTCGCTTGATACCCGGCGGTGTTGCACTGCAACGTGCGTTGGGTGTAATGGACCAGAACTCTACAGTTCTTGGTGACCTCACTAGCAATCTCCAAAAGACCTATGCAGACTGGGACAACCCGACCGATAACGGTGAGATCCCTGTTTTCAGAGGAGACGGTACTTTTATCCAGTACGCTTCCCCTGTTGAACTTATCATGTCAGGTGCTGGTTTAGACATGGGCAAGTTCGCAAAGGAAAAGGGAAACATTGAAGGATACCTTCTGGCCCAGAGGGATGAGATCGTCAAGTACAAGCGTGCGGTTATGACCGCGTATCTTGCCAACGATCCTGCTAGTGCCGAACGATACCAACGTGAGTATGAGAAACGATTCGGAATTCCCATGAGGATCAGCCCTCAACAGTTCAAAGCGTTCGAGAAGAACCGGGTGATCGCTCGTCCGGAACGGATGCTGGACCGTATGCCCCCCGAGTCTCGTATCATGTACGCAAATCTTGTTGCGGGAAGTGACCGAACCGGAATCCCAGCAGAGGCATTCGAGTTACCCACAGCCACGCAACGCACAGAGATGTATGGAAGACCCGACCTCAACGTGGATCCTGTTATGCTTGACCGCATCAAGAAACTCACAGAGGAAGCGGAGAAGATGGACCCGGAGCAGGCTTCATTCCTTCCATACTCTGCTCGTAGGTAGGAGTAAGGATGGAAAAGACAGCCCGCTTCGTCGCAGCCTCGTGCTTCCACGCACCCTTCACCCCGGACGAACCTCTCGACTGGCTCTTAGGGAGAGTGGGGGACATCAAACCCACACACTTCATTCTCTTGGGTGACCTCCTCGACGCTGGTGCTGCCTCCGTCCACCCGGACGAGGGCATCGAGGAACTCGAATACGAGTATGAAAAGGCCCACGAGATCCTCGTGAAGATCCGTAAGGCTGTTCCCGAACACTGCGAACTCGTGTGGTGCCTCGGCAACCACGACGACAACATCCAGACCCGGGACCCTCGCCGCATCCCTGCCAAGATCCGTTCATTGCTGCACTGGAACAAGCACTGGGAGTTCGGTCCTGAATTCCGCAGGTGGAAGCAACTCCCCTACGTCAAGGACACCCGCTGTGTATACCGGCTCGGGCCAGTCCGCTTCATGCACGGCTTCCAAGCAGGCTCTAACGCTGACGAGATGGAGACCCTCCAGATGGTCATGGCCCTCAAGGACCAAGCATGGGGGCTCTGGGTCAGGGGTCACACCCATCGTCCGACCCCAGGAATCATGCAGTGTAAGCGTTCACAGACCACACTTCTTCCTTGGTTCTACGCAAATGCTGGTACAATGGGCCCGCTCAAGCCTGACTACATGCGTCGGAAAGATAGCAGCCGGTGGGGCCACGCATTCGTCCACGGGGAATGTTCCCTGTCATCCCCTCGTCGCCCTTCCCCCAACGACTGGACCGCAGAAGTAGAACACTATGCCTGACACTTACACAGTACAGCAAGGTGACACTCTCTCTTCTATTGCGAAGCGGAGGGGTATCACATTGCAGGACTTGATTGCTGCAAATCCACAGATCGAGGACCCCAATCTCATCGGGATCGGTGACGCTATCTCCTTTGGGACCCCCACTCGTACTGCTCCTCAACCTTCCCCTGATATGGGAGTGGGGGAACTCACAGAGCAGGAGATTGCTGACTGGTTCACAAATATCTACGGGCGATGGCCTGACGTTCCTGCTGAACGCCGTGCAGACCCCAAGGTTTTGGCTCGTACCTTCAAGCAGTTCCAGAAAGAACGCCAGATCCCATACGATCAGTTCAGGGAACTCGTCATGTTTGCTACTGCCCAATCCTCTCTCGAAGGGGGCCTAGCGGGCAGGGGTAGAAGTACCGCTACGAACCCGTGGAACGTGGGTGAGTTCAACGAAGGCACCCGTATGACCTTCGACACAGCGGAGCAGGGGACCCGTAGATACCTCGAACTGCTTCATGATGACTACCTCCGTCCTTTGCGGGAGCGGAACCCGCAGGCTGGACTCAGAGATCTCCTTCAACCCGGAGCGTTTGTGAACTACCGTGGGGACAGATACCAGAGTCCCTTGGACCCCGAGAACCCCTACGAAGCCCAGATGCTAGACAAGATGAACCTCTACGAGAGAGGTAAGACTTCCGGCTTCGGACCCTTCGCCCCCTTCCCCCGCTAATGGCAGACCCCAGACTAGAACTCCAGAAGTACTTCGAAGCCCAAGCAAGGACTGGGATTCCTGCTGCTGGTAAGAGTCCTGAGGCTCTGTACCAATTGCAGAAGTTGCTTCGGAAGATGGGGGGCAAGAGTGACTCCTTGAAGTTGTTGGGGTCCCGCATGGCTGGGCTCAGTGAGTGGATACCTTCTCTCTCGGAGATGCTTAAGCCAAGCAGCACTCCAGTAGAACTCAGGGAGATCCAGAAACTCCTTAGTGAATGGGGAGACAAACCCAAGGGCAGTAGGTTCCAAGGCGAACTACTCAAACTTGAAAACCTCAAGGATGACATCACCAGAACAATTACAGCATGGGGTCCACATGGGGCTAGGGATACCCCACCGGGGACATTCGAATCTGTCCGCTTCCCTCGGCAACCCTTCATCGACATTGACCTTCCTTCCAAGTCACACTTAGGTGCTTCCGTTACTGCTGGGTCAACTGAAGAAGCAATCGAGAAGTTGATTAAGTATCAAAAGGCTGCGGCGAAGAAGGGACTAACTCCGGGCGGTCCTGTCTACATGACCCCTGCTGGGATCCATTACTTGGAAGAGGGGTTTGAGATGAACCCCAGAAAGTTCAACCGACTCTCAAAGAAGGGTGGATCTGATCCTTTCTACCGGGCAATCTCCCGACAAGCGAAACCCCTTCGAGTGGGGACGGAAAAAGGATCACGCACCCTCGGGCGTATCCCACCGGGGTTCTCTATTCGAGTCGGTCCAAAGTCAGACGTTGCTGGGAACATTCGGACAGAGATGCAAGCCGGGAAACCGGTCAAGGACTACATCAAGATGATGATTGGTAGGCTGGGGGAAGGCGGCTCCGCAACAGGGGAGCAAGCCCGACTCATCCACGACGATCTCATCAAGAAAAACCTTGCCACAATGTCTCAAGGTCCCCTTGTCGAAGGGCGTGGTGTTGCAGGAGAAGTAGCAGAAAGCCTTAGCCCCGAGATCAAGAAAGCCCTTAAGATGAACCCTCAATCTCTTGCCCGTATGGTACGGCAAGGGGTTCCTCTCATTGCTCTCTCCCTCCTGCTAGGGGGCGTGGGATTAGCGGGCAGCGATGGCTAAGAAGCGACCAACTCCGTACCCGATGGTTTGCGTGGAGTGGATCGACTCCTGCGAACCCGGTGACAACTCTGAGGTAGAGATGTACAACGTCCCCAAGCCCCAGCAGATCTTCCAAGTGGGGCTGCTCATCAAGGACGAGCCGACCTACATCTCCATTGCTGGTGCGTGGAAGTCTGAGGATAAGGTCTTCGACTACGTTATCACCATCCCCAAGTCAGCCGTTAAGCGAACGATTCGTTTGGGTTGAGTTCCTGCCAACATGCCGGGTCTCTGGCAACCATAGACATTCTCAGACCAAAAGCGGTAAAGGTTGCTAAAGGTGTGGCACACCCGGCACTACTCTGTTTGGATGCCCCACAACCTTGCCATTCTCTCCGCCCTCTCTCCTTCGGGGGCCTGTTTGTAGGGCTCACGGGACACCGTAGCCACTACACTCTTGGAGATGTCCCTGTTCAGGAGGGCGTTGTAGGGTGGGATGGGCAACCAGAACTGTAAATGGTCGCCTACCACCCGGATGGCCGCTGCGTACCGCTTGACAGTTAGGCTGCTTACTGCCTCTCTTTCCATCCGAAGTCCTGTTGCTTGCTGCTTGTTCTTCCGGAATCGGGTGTACATCATCTTCGCCTTGTTATTTGCTCCAGTGAAGATGCAGGTGGGATGGCTCTCTTTGTACCACACCGCTTTCGCGTGGTTCCCCCACTCATCTTGGGTAAACGACAGGGCTGCTTGGTGCCCTTCGCCTTCCGATTTGCTGCGGAGATCTGTGCTGACCACCAGCCACCTATCCTTGTCGGGTACGCCCGGCTCCACCAACGCGACACGAGACCGCGTCCAACCCTTGACGGAGTGGGGGAGCATCACCTCCTTGTTCTGCTCCAACCCACGCCACCTGAGGACACAGTCGAATCCATAAACGAAATCGCAGGGGGTTTCAATCATGTTGGAAATACCACCCCGTACCTGTTGCTATCGCGGATATCTCTACGGACAGGGTATTGCAAGATATCAAACTAGGTATCTCCAACATGAAACACTCCCGGCAGGACTCGAACCTGCGACCTACGGTTTAGAAGACCGTTGCTCTATCCAACTGAGCCACGGGAGTTGAGGTGTAACACACACCTTATACAGTCTCCTTCTTCTTCCCTAACGAACTGGACAGGACGGACGGGTTGAAAAAGTACGCGCGGAAACTGTTGCCTTTAATCATAAACGAAATTCCACACTTCTGCACTGGTGGACGCACGCAGCATAGCCGATGATGTCGAGGAGGTTGTCGTACTTGGGCACCTCCTGCTCACGGGCTAACTTGTCGATCACCATCATCATCCCCCACTCACTGGGGGTGAAGGGCTCTTTGAGTTTGTCCCGGAAGACAGAGTTGATCGCGTCGATGGTGCGGGCGAAGTGTTCGGACGGGGGGCCGTAGTCGTCGCCACGATCCGCTACGATCTGACACGCCTTGGCGAGGATGTCTTGCTTAGGGTCGGACATGTTCTTTCTCCAACGGGGTTAGTCCCGCGAAATCTGAAAAGTTGTGGCAGGGGATGTCGCAATATTTTGCAACCATCTTCTCTAGCCGTACTCCCTCACTGCTTCCGGAGTTGGGGAGGATGACAACGATGTCGCATCCGAGGAGGGCTGGGAGATCTCGCTTCATGCAGGTGATACGGTCAGGTACTGTTCCGCTACCCGAGAAGGGATCGTATCCCCCTTCTCTATCGAGATCGGCGGGGGAGACTACCTCGTGGCCCTGCATCTCAAGGATCGCCTTGCCGTTGTCGAACGCAGGGAAGTTGTGGTAAGGGAGCCCAGTCATGGGTCCTGCGAGATAGATCTTCATCGTGGTCAATCCTTATTGATGGCGATGGTGATGACGGACCCGAGGATCAGGCCCAAGAAGAAACCCACGAAAATGGTGAGAGCGTTGTAGGTTTCGATGGGCAGGGTGATGGTTTCAGTCACTGGACTTCTCCTTGTCTGTCCAACTGAACACAGCAGTGGTGCCGTTTTCAGTTTGGGATTCGTGGATCTTCCGGCACTCCCCGTGCTTGCGGATGACTGCGGTGATTTGGTCTTTCACCTCATCGAACTTCCACTTCCATCGTTGGCGTGGGATCTGGTTCTCTGCGTCCTTTGCTTGGACTTCTTGGATGTAGTGAATGATATCCTTTAGGTCTTCGATCATGATTCCTCCCTTGTGTCGGGGATACACTCCCCGAAGTTTATCCATTCGTTCTCCCCAAGGAAATGCATGCGGAAGGCCCGGACTGTTTCGTCCCACTGCTCATCAGTCAATGGAAGAACATCCTCATTCTCATGTACGCCTCTCCAAACATCTGCATCCCATCTCGTGAATATCACTTCACACACCTTGTCCTCTTCCTTACTCAGGAAGTCGATCAGGTCTTGGTTTGGGTTCATCGCTTCTTCCTTTGCTTGTACTGGGCCTTTGGGTTGGGCCGGGACTTGCTTCGGTCTTTGGGAGTAGTTGTGATTTTAACCTTCCCCTTCCTGATTGAATCCCCCATTGGTTGATCTGTTCCGTGTGGCATGTCTTCCTCCTTCCGGGAGACCAAGTAGCATCTCGTTCTTCCCGCCCAATTCCCTTACTAACGTAGCCATGGCCGCTTTGGGGGACTGGTACAGTTGTTTAAGCGAGAATCGTTTTGGGCTCAGTACCTTTTGCCATTTGAACGAGACACTACTTGATCTCCCAAAGAGGGGCCCCCCGCAGCGGGAAGCATTGGGGGGCCCTTTGAGTGGGGGAACTTGTTGGGTCCTCAGGGCTCAGCCGCCGAGGAGGGTCTGGACATACTCAGTGCGGTACGTCCGGTTGTTCCGAGTATTGTAAGCACAACGGATGGTCGCAGCCACAGTCGCTTCGCCATTCGTCAACTTATTCTGCAACTCGTCCATGGACGATGCCATGTCCACCGGCTCCTTGCCCAGCAGGGTCTTGATGTGACCCTTCAATCGCTGGATCTCAATGCGAGACCGGATCTTGGAGCCCTCATGGGAGAGGGCTGACGGGTCGTTGGGGAAGGTGATCGGGGCACCACGCCACACGAGGGGCTCCTCGTGGTCGGGATCGTCGATCAACTGGTAACGGAACTGGATGGTGGTCCCGGGGAACTCCGTACCGCCAGCCGCCTGTGCCTCCTTGAAGGTGGCCTGCGTATCGACTGTCATGTCGAGGACATAGCAGTCATGGTTGCCTTCGGCGGGCCACTCGCCAAGGCTACCAAGCCCTTGGTCTGCGGTCGCGTTGGCGAACTCGTCCTGAAGAGATGCGAAGATCGCGCGAGTCTGATTCTGCATTGCTGTTTTCTCCTATCACATTGCAGAGAGGTATTGGTCCGAGAAGAACTTCCAACCGTTCTCCTTTGGGACCTCAAGTTTATCGGGAAGTGTAACCCGACATTTGGTGATTCCATTCAAGGCTTCATCGTTCACCTTGATGTTGTGCTTCTTGTACTGGATGGTCTTGGGCCGCTTCGGGCCGGGCTTACCGCCGGGTCCCTTGGTCTCTGTCATCACTGTCTCCTGCCCGATCTCACACTCGAAGGCGACTACGAGTTCGAACAAGGGGAACAACCTCTTGTAGAAGTTGTCCGTGATGGTGAGTTCTGGCCTGATCGTGTACCGATCATCGCCCAACGGGATCTTACTGTTGACAACGTGGCAGGTGTAGAAGAACCCATACCCCGCAGCCCGTAGGTCGGTGGCAATCTGGATGCATTGCTCGTACACATCATCCCATGCACGACGGCCATCCATCTCCTTCCACTCAGACTTGCCTGCCTTCTTCGTGACGTACTTGCGTACCAAGGCAAGGGCGGTACCCAGCGAGTCGATAACTACCGTCTCCGGGCGTTCCTGGCCCTTCTCAGCCATTTCGATGAGGCGGGCTTTAGTTTTTAGAACCTTTTCCCAGTCCAGAGTTATCGGACTCACCCCATTCCCTGTGGGTTCCACCGGCATCCCGGTCGCATTGTCCATCGCTGGCCACATGCAGGCTTCGGGTGCGTCCGTAGTGGTTGAGGACAGGTCCGTGTTGATAATGAACGCCCCGGGATGGGACTGAATGAAACACGACTTACCCGAGGCTGGCATCCCCACGAGGAGACCGAACAACTTCCCGGGCGGAGAGACCATAGGGCCCGAAAGACCCAGCCCTCCATACTTGGCGGCAACTGACTTGCCTACTGCTAGTTCTTGCATTACGAAAGATCCTCCTTGGTCTCGTTATCGAATGCTTCTTCGGGGTCTAGGTCATCAAGCCCATACTGCTGCATGAGTTTAGGTGCCATCTGATTCACTTGCTGTGGAATCGGGTTCATCACCGGCAAATCCGGAGGAACCATGAACTCATTGACGGCTTCTGGGTCGGTGATTGATCCCTTCACATAATTGATAGGGGCATCACGAACTACCTTTACCTGATCGAAGACCTTATAGTGGCACTTGTCCAACCATTTGTTGAAGGTCTTCATTGTGACTTCCACATCGTGGTATTCACAGAACAACTCAAGGAAGTTCTCCTTTGAGGAGAATATGCCAC